CAAGATGGCAGTTCAAATCGTTAAAGCACAACCACAAGCACCTTCAAAATTTCTTATCATCGGTGAGCCCTTCTCGGGTAAAACGACATTGGCGGCGAAGGCACCTGCGCCCCTATTCGTTAGCACCGACGGCAACGCGGCCAAATCCGGTCTCGATGCCGTCAACGTCAAAAGCGTAAGCGATGTTATGGAAGCGATCACGCTGGGAATTAAAAGCGACGACTACAAAACGATCGTGCTCGACACTATCGAAGGTATCGTCGATATAATGACTAAAGAGATCATTGCCGACTACAATAAAATGAACCCTGCGATGCCCGTTAAGGCGCTCACAGACGTTTCATACGGTAAGTTGACCGGACAGCTCAATGCGAAGGTTCAGTCGTTCGCAGAGGCTCTGGCGACCGTCAAAAAGAACGTTATCATCCTCAGCTACTCGAAGCGTCAAATGGACGAAATGAGTGGCGCGATGATACTGGCTTCGGAGCTCAAGAATATCCGCCTTATCACCCGCTTCATGGACGCTCAGGTGCTCACTCACTATGATGGTGAAAAGTACCGCGCAAATATCATTAGCAAGCGTGAGATAATGGCTGGTGAGGTCGATCTCGGGGAAATTGAATCGTTCCTCGGAGCAATCGGATGGGCACTGCCAAAGAAGAAAACTAAACTAGGAGGAGGAAAACGATAATGTGGATCGCACGTTATGAATGGGACGCTCTGAGAGCTCAAGTCGCACGACTCGAACGACAGAACGAGACTCACGCAAAGTTTTTGCACAACGACCATGAAAAAATTAAGGCTCAGAAGAAACAGCTAAAAGCTATTATCGAAGAAACCGGCGCGAGCGATGTTTCTGAGAGAAGCGGCTACTTTATGCCAAGCATATTCGGATATTACCTCGGTACACGTTCGAGCAACCGCGAGGCAAAGCCGTTCAATCTTCGACAGAAAATTGACGCAATCATGGATCACCTGAACCTTACGGAACAAGTGACGGCCGAGACCAAACTAATTACTAAACCAGTTGAAAAGAAGAAAAAGGGGAAGAAATAATATGGCTAAGTTTAACGCAGACGACAAAAAAGAAATCGCACAGGGTGGCGCTGGCTTCTACGAAGAGGGTGTTTACCCGGTACAAATCGTTGACGTCACCGGTGGCGTAACAGATAAGGGTAGCGAGTTCTTCGAGTTCGAAGTGACCGACAGCGAAGAGCGCGAAGGCAAGGTTCGAACCTACTTCACCGACGCTGCTAAGCCATATAGCTTCAACACAATCCGAAACATTTTTGTCCACAATACTGTGGAAAAGAACAAAGATAAGATTCGTGAAATGGTTGACGCTTGTGAAGACACTGACGCATTGCTCAAGCTATGTGAAGGTCTCCGTGGCAAAGAGGCATGGTTGCTCGTTCAGAAAACTGGCGAACAATACACTAATCCTACCTCTGGTAAAGTCTACGACAACGTGAACCGTAACCTTTATGGCTACGAACCAAAATTCACACCAACCCCTCAGACACAGGCTCAAAAAGTCGCTGAGCAAACTGGTGGCGAAGAAATCACATCAGAAAACGTAGATCAGGTGTTCCCTTTCACTGACTAATATGGCTGATCTCAAAGATGTCATGCTTGCGGCTCCGGAGGGGTATCACTACGATCCCACTCCGCAGCGCACGCCGGGCTGGTACAAACGACGAGAAGGCAAGGTTACGGCCAGCCGACTCGAAGATTTCCTATCAGTCAGCAAGGCCGAAAAGACAAAAGGCCAGAAACTTAAAAAGCGACTCGATTACGAATTGGAAATTCAATACGAACGACAATTCGGAGTCAGCTACAATAACTATGTTTCAGATGCAATGCTCGACGGACAAGTCCTCGAAACATTTGCACTTTCACAGTTCGAGAAGATCACTGGCCTGAAAGTCACCCCTGTCGGGTGCTGGTACAATGACAACTTCGTCGCCTCACCGGACGGCGCCATCGGCGACGACGCCCTCGCCGAAGCCAAGGTACTCCGCGACGCCAGCTTCTCCGCCTTACTTGCTGGAACAATCAAGAAAGGTAAGAAGGGTAAAAAGGCCACTAAAACAACTGAGGCCACGCCTGACGAACCGGACGTACATATTCCGGCACTTAGTGAAGAAGGTGTACATAGTAAGTTTTGGAAGCAGATGCAGGGGCAACTCCGCGCTTCCGGTCGCAAGTATTGTTGGTTCGTAGCAATCAACACGAACACGAAAAAGCTATATATGCAGCGTGTGGAGCGGGACGAAACATTCATGGAATGGCTCGACCTCAACCTTACGGAGATCATCTCACCAGAGACAAAACCGTTTAATACAGATGCAGTGTTCGACTTCCGTGACGAAGCTCCGGTAGTAAACGAACCAGACGACGAAACATTCAGTTTCAGTTAATAATTCGGTGATACCCACTTGATGGTGGAGGCTATATGGAAAGATGCTGATACACACTCAGACGTGAGATGTGAGCGGTCGCCTGAGTACCATGCAAGTAGACAAACATACCTTCGACGAGCCAGCGCAAACTCCGAGGTTGTGAAAGACAGACAAACGCCTCCCCTGTCATGTGGGTATCACCACCAATAGAAAGCAAGCAAAGTTTGGAGAAACATAATATGGACGAAGTTCCACAGATTCAAGTCACTAAAGACTATCAGAAATTCAAGTTGATGGCGGGCAACCGTGTCGTTGACTACAACCAAGTAAAGCGATTGAAACGTGAAATGGAGCGCAACCCGCACCTATTTGCTGGAAATCCTATACTCGTAAATGAGAATGACTTTATTATCGACGGACAGCACCGTAGGCAAGCCGCTCAGGAGCTTGGACGCCCGATATACTACATTGTAGTGCCGGGCATCACGTTGGACGAGACACGGGCTCTAAACGTCACGCAGAAACACTGGGTATTGATGGATTTTGCAAAAAGCTACGCAGATGGTGGCTACGAAGACTATCGCAAGTTTAGTTCAGCTGTGCGTAAGTACCCTAATATCGCTCCGGCGATCATTATGAAGGTACTGGCTGGCGGTCAGAAACACCAATTAGGTGAAGATTTCCGTCACGGCGAATTCAAGATCGACGACTACGCTCAGGCTATGAAAGACCTTGAAAAACTCGATGCAATTCGCGTCAAAGGCAAGATCGTAATGAATACGCCAATGGCTATGTCTCTGCTCGGAATGTTCCGTATGCAGCCGACGCCGACAACCGACGAAGTATTCGACTACGACAAGTTTATGGCGAAATTGGATCATAAGGGTGCTGTTGAAGCGTTCAGCGCGAGCAACACCGTTCGCAACAGCCTACGCAGCATCGAAGACGTGTATAATTTTATGAGTAATACACGCGTTCGTTTGTACTAAAAATTTAAGGGGGATATATGTCCGAAAAACAAGCACGATCAACAGAAAATATGCACAAATTTGTCTATTTGGCTAATGAGTATAAGGGGTCAAAGACTGCACAACTATTTAAGATGTTCAGTTTTTCACTACTCGATTTCCAAGCGGCAGCATATCTAGCCGAAGATCTCGGTTATGTGAAGATCGTAAAAAAGAACAAAGCCGATCACCGTTTTGAGGTGGTTGCACTGCCAGAAGACATGAATTTTGGCACCGAAGTCCGTGATCTCATCAACACCCTTACCTATGTCTTCAAGCGACTAGAGAAGGACGAGACCGATCTTGCGGAATGGGAGCTCAATTCATGGATGGAAGGCTACCCGATTCACGACCAGTTTATTGCTGTTAAATGGCTACTCAATCAGGGCGTTCTCGGCACCTATGAAATCGAGATCAGCAACCCTAAAGAGATGAAGCTGCCGAACACAGTTCACACTTATTACTGTATCGCCGGTAATGAGAAAAAGCACTGGGGCGAGAAGCAAATCCCCGACAAGAAGCGCATCGTCCGGAGCAAGTAATGACGTACTGTTCCGGTAAGCACGCCATTAAGGTGGTGGAGCGTGAGGTTCCCCACCCGGCGGTGGCGATGAGCAAGGCTCGCGTGGAGGCGTGGGAGAAGTTCGCGACAGACGAGGAATTCTATCAGCACCTTGAAGATTTATCGGCAATTTATGCAAAGCGCCATTATACCGGTAACGGTAGGCTCGATCAGACCGCCCTTTTTGTAGATTATAAGAAGTGGCGCGACGACGGTTTTGGTGGTAAAATTAAGATGTCCTCCCCTACAACGGGTTGACGAAACTTTGCTTGCAACTGCCGCTTCATCTGAGCGGCAGTTTCTTATTTGCGCTAATGATATAATAAAGGGAATGAAGATTACGATCACACGGGTCGCCTCACGAAAAAAGACCATTCCGGTCGAAGTGATAGCACCCGAATGGCGACAATTCATAGCCCACTAAGGAGCCTATGTGAATTATTATAATCCGCACTATGAAGGTGGCGTGGTCGTTACTAGAATACCGGCTAAGCCGGATGAATTAAAAAAAGCACGAGCATTAAAACGTGCCAAGGAGATAGCCGATGAAAAGTCTGATCCTTTCGCTCATGGATGGCGACCCTATAGAGGAAACCCCAACAAGAGTTTTAAGCGAAGCGGAATCTATCGAGCGGGAAGAAACTCGTAAACTCGTCGCCTATTGCAGCCATTGTGAGGAATGGTGGAAGTTCGTTCGTGATATGAACCCCACTCCGGAAGAGGAGGTCTGCCCCACTTGTGGCGGACGTCCCTCAAACAAGGTCGGGTTCCAAATTACTACGCAACGCACTTTCAACCCCAAAGCCAAAAAACTAAGCAAAGCTGCTCAGAAAAGAATGGGCATGGGCGCATAAAAAGAAATCGACCCCGTTCACCGTTGGGGTCGATTTTCAATATTTTGCGACGTAAGGTTTTTCGGCCTTAGATGACCTTAGACCCATCTCCGGGAGCTCCGCCACCGGCTTTTCCGAAGGCTGAGCTGATACCGATAGCGCCAAGTGCGCCTACGATACCTTCAGCGATCGTCGTGTGAGCGATTCCAAGCACCGGTGCGAATAGAGCGACCAATACACCAACCACAAAGGCGATGATGATCGTAATCCAGCCGCGCACCTGCTCAGGTAGCGCCATTTTTATGATTTGAGTGATCGCAAGAATCACTACCGATAGAAACAATATTGCATCCATTGTTATACCCTCCGTAAGTTTGTTGTTCGAACTGCCGCAGTCACAGCACCGCCACGTCCAACGACAGCCCGGTCTCCGCGCACTTCCATCACCTGATAGGTGCCGGAAACGCCGAGGCGAGTACCGTTGTAGTCAGTAGGCTGGATGAACTGCACATTCTGGCCGACACCGATAATGCCGCCGCTAGGAACGGCCGTACCGACGCCAAGCGCACGGTTGACAGCCGCCTGAACGTCACCGTAATTGTAACCGGCACGCTCAAGATTAGCCTTGCGATCAGTGCCGTTGCCCCATGATCCGGCGATAACCTGACGAGCAATTTCATCGACAGATGCACGAGCCGGAGCTGGTGCGCTGCCAATACCGTAACGAGCATTTACTATAGCTTGTATAGTATTTGGATCGTAACCGGCATTTTGAAGAGCGACTGATCGGCCGGGGTTATTACCCCATTTTCCGTTCATCACCTCTGTTGCAATGTCTTCGTTTGAACGACGGCTCGGAGCGACTACGACAGGCGATGCGGCACCGTTCACCGCGTCAGCATAACGCTGAAGCTGATCCTTCAATACGCCCGGGCAGAATGTTGGCGAGAAATAACCATGAGGAAAAAGGTTCTGGAACGGAACTAATTTTCCGAGGCCGTGACGAGCTGCTAGGTCGCGAGACAGTTCGACAGACGTGTTAAATGTCTCGTCAGCGATTGGCCAACCCGGAGCACCACCGCTGTTGACGTGCTCAATACCAATATATTTCTGGTTCGCTGGCCAGTTTCCAGCGTGATAGGCGATGTTGCCATCAGCTACATACTGATCGACGAGACCGGGCGCAACACCATAACCTGCGGAAACACCGCGAGTCTTGAACGTGGCACCAATGCCGTCAAAGCTAGTTGTTGCCCCGTGGTGGATGACAATACCTAAAATGCCAAACGGACGTCCGGCGGTGAAAAATGGTGATGGATTCTGTCGTACTGAGTAAGCCATTATTTTTCTTCCTCGACAGGAATCTCACCCTTGCCCATGTTCTTAATTTCGTCTTCGTGAATTTCGCTCATACATACCCCTTTACTTGCTAGTGCTTTTTATTATAATCCCAAATCGTCCAATAAGCCACCAATGACCGGCAAACGACCGAGCGCACTACGGTCGTCAGAGGGCGGGTTATTGATGGTCGTATTGTTATTGTTCGTTGTACCTCCGGTGGTACCAGTATTGGGTGAAGGTTGGCTGCTCGCGCTCGGCGCGGGAGCGGGTGCCGGGGTAGCCCCGGGGGTCGGCTTCACCTCAGTCCCACTATCGGTGAGCTGCTGCTCAAGGTCGAGTATCCGTTTCTCGAACTCCGCTACTTGGCGGCGAATGGCGGCCGGATCGAGATCTTGCTCTTCGACAAGGAATCGGTCGCTTTCAGCGTGTTCGGCGTGTTCGCGCCCAAGTACGATGTTCGTATAGGTAATGTCGATGACGAGCTTACACCATCGAGGGAGCTCAGCGAATTGCGCCACCTCTGGTATCGTAATGGCATTTTCTCTTTTTGGTGAATCGCCAACCGGTCTCGTAGCGGGTAGCGCGTCGAGCTGGATTTCGCGTTCTGACTGCTCGGCCGTAGCTTCGCAGACGATCGTTCGAGTTGTCGTGCCGGTCGCCTCTATGAGTTTAGTGGATTTACTGGTGAAAACGAGTGTCTCGCCGGGGTTATATACGGACACTTTTTTGCCATCTATAACGCGAGTCTTCTTCGCACTTGATGTTTGGATCGTCCAATCAACAAGGACGTCGAGCGGACGTGTTGAGTTATATACAACATACCCAAAAATTCCAAAAATTATGATTAGCACCCCGATCAGATTGATGATAGCGCGTGGGCGATGGGAAAGCCAGCGTAGCCAAGCGCGGAACTTTGTATTCATAGTCCTGCACCTCCTTTACCTATAAAGTATATACCCACCGCAATGATCGCGAATATTACAACCGTTACAATTTTGTTATTCAGTATGGACGCGGTGGTGATTCCCCCCTTGTTTTCATCGACAAAATCAACGACTTTTTTGAGGTCACTTTTAATGTAACCAAGGTCAGTTTGAATAACCGCAACATCGGTTTTGAGTTGGCCGATGTCTTTGTTTTCTTCACGCGTAGCCACCGAGAAACCCCTATCAATCGTGCCCAAGTACGATTACTTCAGAGCCAACGACGAAAGTTGCTGCATCACGGTTGAACAAGCGTGCGCTGGTGATTTGGTTCACTTGGTTAATCCATTTTGTCCAACAGGTTTGCGGTAGTCCGCCACCGTTTGAAGGTTGCCCAGCAAGGTATGAATCAACGCGACCAAGTTTGTGGAACGTAGCGTAATTATCTAGTTCTAGTACGAAGTGAATCACGTCACCTGCTCCTGAATTGCGTCCGTAAATGGGCATAAAAGTTTGGCTAATGTCAAGACCAGTAGCATTACCATCATAAAGGCTGTAGTCATCAGAGTAATTTACGCCACTGTCACCGTTGAACTGCATCGCTACACGAGTCACTCCGCCGAGCTTAAGGGTTCCGCGAATCTGTAGGTAACGACGAGCGGGGAATGTACCACTAAATAGCTCATTTACTGGAGTAATAACTGTCATTCGGGTAAGTTCTTCGTAAAAAAGACTTGGGGCTTGTGCTCCACCGATAACTCCAGTGTTCCTTAGACGGTTGCCTAGTGAATCGAATCCACTTTGAACGATGAATGTAATTGCTGTACCAGAAGTAATGACTTTCGCTAATCGAATACTGTTCGCTGCCAGTGATGGAGAAGCCGCGCCGTTAGCGACTTCCGAATAAACAAGCGTAAAGATGTTTGTAGTCGGGTTCTTTAGTACATCGACGTAGGTGTCTTTGCTCGCAGTGAATGTGCGGGTAGCCACGGCAGCGATAGTGTTTCGGTAGCCCTTAATGTAGGCGACCAATGCAGTCATAGTGGCATCACGGCCAGAGATCAGAGACCAAATTCCACCAGATACAACAAAATCAGCTGAGCTTTCAGAGAATTGTCGAGGCAGGTCTGTTTGTACGACGCCTTGTAGCTCTTCGAGTGCGTCTTGCGCCCGGTTCGCCCATCCAGTGGTTTGCTTGAGAATAACTACCTGATCGGTAGTGTTACCTTCGTCAGTGAAGCCCGGTTCGAAGCCGTCGATGATAATGTCAACACCCTGAAGATGCCCACGAAACTCTTTCTTGGTTGACTCGATAATGTAACCGGCCGGGTTGAGCTTGCCACTCGTAGCAATAAAGAAAGGAGGCCAGTTGTCTACGTTGTCAACTTTAAGGGTGGTGGCTCCGGCCAAACGATTCACGGAAACGTGAGCTAAAACGGCTGAACCTGTGCCGTCACTTCCTCGTAGATATTTCGTGTCAATCACCGTTTTTTACCCCCTCGATTTTATCTTGATTATATCACAACCGTTATCAAAAAAAGAGGCAGGTAACGTTAATTACCTGCCGCAATTTCACACAACGATTAAGCTGTTTCCAGTGTTGAAACGTTTCGAGCCTTTTTGTTAAGGACGAATGTGTCACCACGGTCACGAAGCTGAATCTCGATACCACCGAAGCCGGGAACCTTTTCGATGACAGTCATGCCGTCACCTTTTGGATCCATTTTCGGAGTAACGTAAACGATTGCTCGTTTGTCAGCCGCTACAGCGAGAACGCCAGCTAGGTAAGCATCTGGAACTTCAACAACACGAGCGCCAGCTAGAGTACCGAGGTAGCCCTTTTTGCCGTCACCGTAACCAGCGTCAGAGCCAGTCCAGTTGATGAGCGCACCAATTTGAGCTGCAATATCACTTGCTACCCATGCAATCACGCTGCCGATGTTGCCACCTTGAGTCGTAATCTTACGGATGAAGCGAGCGAACTGTAGCTTCAAGTCAGTGTTGCCAGCCGTAGCGTTGAACAAGACCTTGTTTCCAACAGGACGAGCTGCAACCAACTTAGCAAGTGAGTATGCGTCGTGAGCTGGAACGAAAACTTCGTCAGCGTTTTGAAGCGCAACTTCTTTACTGAATTGAGAAACAGGAATGTCTTGCATTTGTGTTTTCTGGATGCGAAGCAGCATTGACTTGTTATAAGCAAGTGTCAAAAGCTGTTCATCAGGAACGACGAGTGTTGCTGAGCCGAAAGGCGCAGTCGCAGAAGCCTCGTTGTAGTCTGCAATCGTACCGTTAGCGATCGAAAGAACGCGAACTGTTTGTACGTCAACGTGTTTGTAGCCGTTGTCGCTAACATAAGGAGCGAAGACAGAGCTGACGCTCAGTGGCTTGTCCATGATGTTTGCGGTTTTTGTACCGTAAGCTATGATGTTATCCTCCGTGGGCGATATAGCCCAACTTTTTAATCTATCAGAAAATCAAATTACTTTGATGATTGTATTGTATACTACAACACTAATGGTAATATAGTCATATGGAATGTGTCCTCAGAAATTGTAACAAAAAAGAAAAAAGCCGGGGGTATTGTAAGACTCATTATCACCAGTATGTTTTCATGCCGAGCCACCCATTTTACTATGTGTGGTCTACTATGCGACAGAGGTGCCTCAACGAGAAACACCCCCGCTATCGTGATTGGGGTGGGCGAGGGATCAGAGTTTGTGACCGCTGGGCACAGAGTTACGACAATTTCGCGGAGGACATGGGCGCGCGACCAACACCGTTTCACCAGCTAGATCGAATAGACAATGATGGTGACTATGAGCCAAAAAATTGCCGATGGGCGACAGCCGAAGAACAGACTCGCAATCGTCGGGTAAAAAGAACCAGCCGTAGTGGCGTAAAGGGAGTAGAAGAGAGGGCTGATGGCAAATTTGTGGCACGCATAACGATCAATAAAAAAAGACTCAACCTTGGTACTTTCCCAACGCTGATCGACGCTGAATATGCTCGGAAGCTGGCCGAAGCTAGGGCAGGTTTCTAATGGAGATTCCGCGCTACTTCAAAGCAAGGTGGTATCAAGAGCAAGGTATTCGCGCACTAGAGTCTGGGGTGACATTTGCTGTTTGGTGTTGGTCGCGACGTGGGGGTAAAGACCTCACGGCTTTTTGCTATGGAATAAAAAAGATGGTCGAGCAGCCGATGAACGTTGTTATCATTTGGCCGACCAAGAAACAGGGCTTCGATAACTTCTGGACTGCGGTGGACAATGACGGCATCCCTATTCTCGACCGTATTCCAGAGGGGTTAATCAAAAGCAAGTCGAGCACCAAAGACTCAATGAGTGTGACGCTTATCAACGGATCGACCATCAGCCTCCTCGGTGCCACTGACCTCGATGCACTTCGTGGTGCCAACGCCAAGCTCTACATCCTATCGGAATTTGTGGACTTGCCACCGGGACTACTCGGCGTTATTCGTCCAGTCATCGCTGTCAACGGTGGTAAAATTATTGTCCAGTCAACACCGAAGATCGACGGCACCAGCGGTTATACCTTCCAGATGCTATTCGAACGAGCACTTAAAATATGGGAGGAGGGTAGCAACTCTGCTAAGGTTCCGAAGCAGTTCGCCTCGATCGTTCGGGCTACTGAGTATCTAACCGACGAGGAGCTCGAAGACATCCGGCAAGAGTATATTGCCGAGCACGGATCAGACTTTATGTTCAAGCAAGAGTTCCTCTGTGACTGGGGTCAGACATCGCAAACGTCATACTATGGTGAGGCGCTGGCTTATATGAAAGACCGTAAGCGTATCGGCCACTTCCCGTACAACCCAAACTATCCAGTGTTCACCGTATGGGACTGGGGTATGTCGGATAACACCGCCATCGGCTTTTTCCAGTATTACAAGATCGGCACGCAACCAGTGGTGCGTATCATCGACTCGTATGAAACGAGCGACATCGGCATCAAGCAACTCGTCGCTTTCATTAAAACGAAGCCATACAACTACTCATGGCATTTCTTCCCACACGATACCACGGTGCGTGACTCCGATGCCATCCAGCGTATCGAAAAGTTCCGCGATGAGGGGCTGCTAAATAGTAGCATCCTGAAGCGCGAGCCAGTAGATGACGGAATTGAGCGCGTGGTGGGAGCGTTCCGCAGGATGGTGGTGATGCACAGCGAGACGACTGAGCTCTTGCGTCGCAAGCTCCGCAAGTACAAGCGTAAGTGGAACCCCGAGACCGGGGACTATGTTGGTGCTGAACACAAATCTGAATCACACTATGCCGATATGGTTCGCTATATGATGAAGGCTATTGAAGATGAGTTCGATCCAAAAACCTGCAAGCATTACTACTCGCAGGTTGGTATGGATTTAGATGAATATGAGAGCGAAGACATCGCTCAAACGGCTTACGCCTAGCGTCCGTTGGCAGCTTTATTGGCTGCGACTTCGGCTTTGTGATTCCGCTCAGCGGTCTTGCGACCTTCCTCGACGGCATCTTCGAAACTCATTTTATCTGATTGGCCTTCTGGCTGGTCAGATTTTTCAGTTTCAAGATTCGCCTTGGCAGTTTCACGACCGACCTTGAGGCCGTAGTCAGCTTTTTGAGCCGCTTTGTCGTCGCCGGTGCGCTCGTCAACTTTCTTGGCAGTGACGTTACCCTTTTCATCCGCAGGTTTTAATTGCGGCTGAGCTTCTGAAGTTGTCACCTTGGCGGTAACGTTTTCAGCGCCGGGTTCAGCATCGCCGTTTTCTTTTTCCTCGGCGGCAAGGTTTGCTTCAGCGGTCTTACGACCTTCCTCGGCAGCTTGCTCGAAGTCAGAAAGCTCACGCTTTTCTTCATTTTGAGTTGGCTCCAAAGAGCTTTTGTCTTCTTTGTTCGTAGAAGTTTCACCGTCAGTTTTCGGGACAGTAAGTTTGCCGTCCTCGTTTTTTACAGTGGTGTCATCAGTTGGTTTCGTATCGTTTGAATCAGCCATCATATACCTCCTTATGCTTAGCTACTTTTATTATCGTCTGCTGCGATCATTTGAGCAAGTTTTTCGTCGTCCAGTTTCTTCTGTGCGGCGATCTCAGCAGGAGTAGCTACCTTTGGTTTTGCAGCACGAGGGGCACGCTTAGGAGCCTCTGTAGCGACTTCAGTGTCAGCAGTGTCAGCAGTGGCAACCTCTTCAGTATCGGCGCCAGAGAGAGCCTCAGCGAGCTCACGCTCATACTGTTCTTGGTACTTGTTGCTGTCCTTTTCCTGAGCTTTGCGGTTTTCGCGATCATCACGATCGGAAAGGAATTTCAAGACGTGGTAGGTGGCAACGTTTTCAGCCGGAATCTGTAGCTTGTCGGCCAACTTTTCCATAGCATCTTCGTCCTCTTCGAACTCACGGATGCGCTTGACCATATCTGGGTGGATGCGCCAACCGTAATCCTGAACGATACCGTTTGGGTTAAGATCGCTTGAGTTGAAGTACGCAGCAATCATCGGTTCGGTTTCTGCGTGGACTACTTCACCGCTTCGTACACTAAAAAATTTTACTGACATTACTTTGTCTCCTCTTCTTTTTCTTCTAAAATTTGCCAATCATCTGCGAACAGATCGGTTTGTGACGGCTGCCACGGATTGAGTGTACCGCCAAGGGCAGTTGCGTCGATGTAAGTATAGCGGTTGCCCATCTTCGAATTGTCGTCAGGGTGCTGGACTTTGACTTTTAAGCCACGTCCATTCCAGCCAACTCGGTGAAGAGCTTTACCGTTTTTAAGTTCTGTGAGTGCGTCGCTAAAATTCATATTACTTCTTTCCGTAGTAAGCTTTTTCGGCGTCAGCCCACTCAGCTTCTTCTTTAGTTAATGTGTCACGGCCGCTGTCGCCACGAGCGAAAATATCTTCGCGGTCGCTACGGGTGCGAGCCTTTTCAGCGTCGGCCTTTGCTTTCGCAGCGGCAGCTTCAGCTTCAGCCTTGGCTTGTTGAGCACTTGTAATGCTACTCTGAGCTTCGACGTATGGCTTGAGAGCCCGATCGTAGAATCGAATCATTGAAACGGGTGCTTTTGTAATGAGTCCCGACTCTTCGTCTGTTATGAACGTCGCTTCATAATCAGCCCAAATCTCAGCTTTAAGTGCCTCGTTCTTTGGGTCGTTCAAAAACGCACCGTATTTATCTTTTACGGTGTCCGCCTGATCTTTCAGGCTAATAAGTTGATCTGCAATTTCGGTAGCACGATTGAGTGCCTCTTCGCGCTCTTGCTTTGCGTGTTGAGATGCCTTGAGCAAATAGGCACCAGCTTCATCTTCGGTGAAGTTTTTGCCAGTGTTCGGATTACGAAGCGCCATGACGTCCTCGATGGTGCGAATCTCGTCGCCATCAGCGTCGTAGAGCTTACCATCCTTGTCTTTGAACATCTGCTCCATAACGTCGTTGCGAACCGCGTCGGTGTCGGCAATCATGTTCCGAGACACTTCACGGAGCTCACGCTCACGCGCAGCGGCCTCACGACGAGCCTTGGCCTCCTCTTCGGTTTCACCCTTATCGGCAGCTTCCTCGGCCTCTTTTTTCTCGCGAGCAGCCTTGTCCTCCGGGGTCTCGTTTTTACGAGCCTCGGCTTCAGCTTCATCTTCTTTCCGCTTGAGTTCGATTAGTTCTTCAGCGGTGTATTCTTTTTTATCGTCCGCACCGGACTTGTCGTCCTTTTTATCGTCGGCAGCGGTATCGGTTTTAACGCCTTTTTCGCTATCAAATTTCTCAAAAGCGCTATCCCACTCTTGAGCGTCAGCGGTTTCAGCCGCCTCCTGTGTCACAGTATCGTCAACATCTGACATTACTTAGTGCCCCTTCCCTGTTTATTAACTTTATCAATCGCATTGTCGATTGTCGTAATGAGGGGCTCAAGAAAATCAAGAGCGAATTGGTACCCGAATATTTGTGTCTCCACCGGCATTTCTTTATTGCCGAGCACAAGCGAGTTGGTACTTTTTGCTGTTTCCTTCATAGCGTCAGCTTGCTTCTTAATCGCGCGGAGTGCAGAAAGATCACTCTGGTCACTGACCGGAGCGTCTGTTTCCTCATACAACCCTGCTTGCGAAGTATAAGCTAAGTCTTCCCTATCGAAGTCTGCCATGAATCGGATTATAGCTCAAGCACTAAACGCCGTCAACTATTGTTGAGGCGTTTCGGCCGGAGCCATCTCCTGTGTTGCTTGAGCGTCTGCCGGTACCTGTGATGCTGGGAGGCTTCGCGTGTTCATACGGCGGCCAGTCGGGTCAGTTTTCTCAAGCAGTTTGTCGAGAATCTCCTTCGCCCGTTGACGGATTTCTGGATCAGAGCCGTCATCGTTCTGCATAAGCGTAACCAGTGTGTCCTGAAGGTCTTGACGAGTTTTTTCTTCAAGCTCATCCTTGCCCATAGAGAGTTCGATTTCAATCTTCCAGCTTTCAATGGCGTCATAAAACGCTTCCCAGTTGATGGTGAACTTGTTATCGTCACCGATCATTGGAGCCTGTACTGGCTCTTCTGGCATCTCACCGGCAGCGACCGCAGCTTCGTATTCATCAACAGCTTTAGCGTTCTGCTCATCGAGCAAACGGTTGATAGCAGTCTTGGCTTCGTCGTCGAGGGTCAAAACATAGTCACCTGACTGTTCGCAGATGTAGGTGTCAAGCGCGACGAGCGCGTATTGACGGAGGAAGTTTTCAAGAATGTTCGTGAGCTGGTTGGTAGACAGCGACATAAAGTCTTGCTGCATTTTAACGCCGGGAGCAGTTTTACTGAACCCGAGTGAGTTGCTACCGCCATCAGCGTTGCCAACAGCAGACCCCATCATATTTTGAATCTGAGAGCTGAACTGCTTGAGCATTGGTACGAATTGGTTCAACGCACCGTTGTCGATCGTTACGAGCTCAGCTGTAGCGTTCTGGTCGATGGTTTCCCACTTCGCACGGCGCTTGAGCTGTACAGGTGTCGTGAAGCGTCCACGCTGCAAGATCGGTGGGTCAGAGTTGATAATAAGCATCGACATGATGTTCATGTAATATGCGTTCATAAGGTTTTGGTTCGGGCTCGCAAGACGAACACGACTAACTCCGAATGGCGTAAGTGGCGCTGGGTCGATAACGAGGAACTGTACGCGAGGGTAGCCAAACTTCGAGCGGTTGTCTAACGTGCGTAGAGGCCGCTCCTTGAGCTGATTGCAGAAAGTGATAAACTTACCACCCTTGCCAACTTGGTAGTCTGTAACGAAGCGATAGACACCGCTGTCGAGACCCTGAACGCGTCGAGGGTCTGATGCGTGTTGCTGGTAGTCAGTACCAGCGGGATCCATCTGACGAAGTTCTTTAAGCGCCTCAACATCCCAGCTCGTATCAGGATTAGCTTCAGCCTTCGCAATAAGACGATCAAGGCGAGCCGGTGTAATGTCGGCTTCAACGAACCAGTCAAGTGACTCGTTGTCGGCTTGGATGCCAGTTTCAGGCGATACATCGGCATAATGCAGAAGACGCATTGAAGTACCGAACTCATCGTACATCGCGCCTGTAGCTGTCATAAACGGCGCATAGCCGTGTGTCAGGGCTTGCTCAGCACCAATTTGCATGGTTGAGAGAATACCCTTACCGAACGTGTCTTCGTTGAAAACAACGGCACGGAGAAGATAACTAGCCACAATCGCATTGACAGAATTTTTCGTCCCGTTAATGGCGACCGAGAAGAGTGGAAGCTGTTGCAGCGAGGAGCGGGGGATGCTTCGCACGAGGCCGGCGAGCGTGGTGTCGCCGACGAAGGGCGCGGTGCCCTCGCGGGTCAGCGGCGCACCGTCAACGAGGTTATCGAGATCGCGAAAGTCACGCGTGTAATTGTCGCGGAATTTTCGACTCTTCTCCCATTCGGAGATTAGCACCCCCATATCAACAGTTGGCGCATCTTGCGGTGCTTGTTCCTCGTTATTCATTTTTCCCCCTTATGTTAATCATATTCTACTACAAGTCTGGCTCTACGCCGAGGTTTTCACCTTCATACGATACCGACTTCAACTCGTAAGAGTTGTAGCCCGGCGGAGTTTGGTACCACCACTGGACTTCTGAAGCTAAGACGTCCATCGGTAGCTTGTGCCGTTTCGTCAATTTCTGAAGCGATGAAGCAGCTTCGTCGATCTGAGCCACCGCGTCCCATCCAGCCGGAGCGTCAACCCCGCTATAAACGTATTGAGTATCAGACCAACCACCGGCAGAGGACACAATATATTTCGCGCCCTTGATGGTTTTTTTCTTTGTCTTTTTTCGACCATTTTCATTGATGTAGTTGACGCCGATAGTCATCTCACCAATAAAGTCGATGATGTAGAAAACGCTCTGAACAATAGATTTATACGCATTTCGTGCATCACTTACTCCCAAGAATGAACCGGTAGCGCTTGTGATAAACGTCTCTGCGGCACCACCCTTGTAGTCAGCTGTGCCGAAATAATCAAGGAGCTTCATAATCTTATTGCCCTGACAGATATAAACGAAGGCTGGGCTATCTGGCGGCGAAACTGTGCCGATCCACTGAGCTGCAATGTCTTCGGTGTACCAAGCGCCATTGTTATTATTGTCCTTAATAGCAATTTGGTTTGGTGTTGGGAAGCCATACGCTGGAACGATGTAGTAGAGGTTGTTGCCCCAGCCAGTACCGACAATTTCCTTCAGTGCGTTCGTGTTGACACTCTTGAAGAAGTCGGCAATATCGTTCGCCGCACGTCGAGTTGCGAGGACGTTCTGAAGCTGTGGCTGCGTGTCCATTGTCATCATGCCGTCGAATGTTGGGAAGGTCAGCGCACCGTTATAGTTGACCACACCGTAGCTCGACGCGACACCGGCCGCACCGTAGTTTTGTTCAGTCACACCCCAGACAACGAAGGTCTGGTTGCCGTAATTGATCGTTTGTTGTTCGAGCGTCGCCTGTTTTGATATACCCTCGGTGTTCGAGAAGAGGACAGTCAGGCTTGGAATACCTTGACCGTTACGGAAACCGATAACAGAAGCAGGGTAGTAGTCAGTGCCCTTTGAAGGTTGAGCGCGGAAGCCACCGTTTGAAGCGGAAAAGTCGAGTGCGTATTCACCGTCACCACCAATAAGAATGTCGCCGGTATCATTGCCGTTTTCATCTTTGATGCCAAAGAGGATTGGACGACCACTTGACTCAATACCGTGTGTTGCTCGATAGCCGTCTGTCGAGTTGTCGGTTGGAGGTGTACCTCGACCGATGTCTATCGCAAGCGTGCCGTTGTCGGTAAAAGTTATCGTATTGAGGTCGAGCCCGCCAGCAAGCATGAGCATATCTGTTGGTGCAATCGTGCCACCATTAGAAGCGAGTGCGATGTATAAATTCCAGTTTTTAGCGCCAGCAGGGTTTCCAGCAGGTCGAGATAGAGTGATGTACTCAGTACCGTCAACTTTCCAGTTATCTCGGGGTTTGTTGATTGACTGCGTAAGAATTGGTGAAAGCTCAGTCTCACCAGTATCGCTAGAGAAAGTATAGCCAAAGTAAATGTTATACGATCCAGTCGTAAGCCCAGTCAACGCACCGGTAGGGGCGCCAGTAGGGTTCGGCACGAAAGTCGAAGCAACGACATTTTTCGTCTTGAGGTCTACCCACTTTGTTTTGTCCTTGCCGTTAAGAATAAGCAGCACGTCAAGTGCTCGGAGGAAGGTATTTTTGACCCCTGTTGTTGTCACCGTATTAACGCCGCCACAATCAGTCCATATACCAGAGCCTTCGATTGTCCAACGAATACGGCCATTGTCAGCAACGAAGTGAGTCAGAACACCCTCTACGAGTGCAGACTTAACGTGATAGACCGTTCCTTCAGTGTCGGGCAACCATCGTTGCAATGACTTACGTTCAGTCAGCGAGCCGGTAGCTGTGAGCTCGACGTTGCTATTGGCGACAAATTGATTTGGTGCGGCATTGTGCTCACCGAGCAAGCTAAGACCACCAGAAAAGCCCATCACGTCGAGTGATGTGATTTTAGTTTCAGGAACTTTTACAGGGTCTTTAACAGCCATCTTAGTACACTCCTCCGATGTTTATATCGTCACCTTCGTAGGTGTCGCCGGTGCCGGTAGCTTCATTTTCAGCCACAGCTTTACCAAGCACGTCAGCATATTTCTGTACAAGTGATGGTGAGATTTTACCGCGAACGAAGTTAGGGAGGGTAGCATTTTTCGCTACTCCGAAAATGAGTAATTGTCGCGGTTCAATGAGCTCAAGCACTTGAAGATCGTTATCCTCTTCAGGCTGTCCAGCAACGTAAGTTAGGCGCGGAATTCTATTGATAGTGTCAGCTACCACTTCGCCGCCGATTTCATTATCGTCAAGATCGCGAGAGAAAACGATATTCTTACCTACGAATGTTACACGGTCTCGCAAAGGGTACCAGTCGCGTTGCGCTGAGATCATCGCAGGGCGAACAATATCCCATGTCGAGACAGGGGTGCCGTCCTGTGTAATGTGAAGAGGTCGACGTTCGTTGACCGCGAGCTTGCGGGTGCCAGCGGGGAGCGGGAAGGTTTGTGTGGCGCCAGTCACCGTGCCGATAGTTTTGTTAAGCTCCGTGACGAAATTCCAATCGGTTTCAAGTTCGAGCTCATCGAGGAACTGGTTCGTCCAATCGACAAGCTCAACAATGAATTGCGCTCCGTCCTCAGAATCAAGGTCTTCTTGATCCATGTGTTTGCTGGTCATCGCGAGGATGACACTCTGTGCAAACTTTTTCATTGTCTCTTCGTCGGTCATCGCTGTGCCCCCTTACTAACCTTGATTTTTTTCAGTTTCGACGTATCATAGTTCTTTACTAATTCTACCTCAGGTATGGCAGATTTAGGAGTAGAATTCGCTTCTGCTTTTTGTAACGCCTTAACTGAGAAGTTTTGATCGTTCGTCGCAATACTGGTTATGATAGCGTTTTTCCCGCCACGACCCCCGCCGCCGCCACCGCCACCGCCGGATTTCGGGGTGTACTTCCGCTTATCCTTGCCCTTATCGGAGCCACTGACGCCGCCCTTCGTAAGCGCTTCGTCGTAAGCGTTGAGCATTTCGTAGAGTTCGGGGTTATAATCTTCGCTTTCAGGATTGCCAGCCGCACGCCATTCGGTCGCAGATGTTGACGCGTAAAGTGCAACTACCTCTGGGCTGAACTGACCGTCACGGGTGATTTCTAGCTTTTTAATGCCGTCGCGAAGTTGCTGCTTATCAGACTCAGGAACGTTCTTGTCATCTTCGATTTTCGATAGCTGGTACTGGAACCCCTTGATTCCACCGTCCCAGTTGCCAGATTCAGTCGCCGCTTGGATGCCATCTTTAGTGGTAGGCACACCCTCTTTTTCGAGACCGTACTCAGTAATCTGGTCGCGCAACTTCTGTTTCATGCTTTCTGGAACGTTTTTCTTCGCCTCAAGTTCAGCGAGTCGATACTCGGCGCCTTGAATGGCGAGGTCGTATTCGCCAGATTCCGCATACGCTTTGATGTCCTCGGCGGTGGTTGGAATACCATCTTTCTCGTACTGTGCCTTCATATCAGCAAGTGACTGAGTTTTCTCGCGCTCTGAGACCATCGCATCATTTTCTCGGCTACCCTTGAACATACGGTCGATTGGATCTTGTGCGAGTTTACCTTCGTCACGGGCGAGCCCCTGTGAGGCGAATGGTATGCGATTGAGTGTCTTCGCCCATTCAGTAGCCATCGGGTCTTGCTTGTTTGCGTTGTCATCTGGATTAGCTGTCAACACCTTTGTCTGAGCTGCTTCACCGGTAGGGTTCAGATCGGTCATGTTTAAGAAGGCGTTTACGTCGCCGGTGAGTGAAGGAATATATTGTCGAACGAAGTCACCGACGAACTTGACGCCTGTGTCGGCAACGTCGGCCTGACCCTTCGCAAGCGCCGCCACGGTTGATTGCAAGTTGTTCTCGCCACCAAATACGCTCGCTACGCCCGCGTTCTTGAGCGTATTGACTACCAATGCGTTTGCAAACGCAGAAGCGCCTGAGCCGTCCTCAGCAGCCTCACGGGAGGCTTGTTCGAAAGCATTGCCGAGGATAATCGGAACGGCAACCGTACCGGCCGCAGCTACAGGGATGTAGCGATCGCCAATATGGAAGTAGAGACCGGCGTAGTCGTCGCCGTTCGCATCTTCTGTCGTGATGATTCCAGCTTGAGTCAGCAGTGCTCCTACCGCATACGCTTGAGCGCTATTCACAGCGAGCTTCGATACGTCATCAATGACACCTTGAACGTTCCCTCGTTTTGCTTCAACAAGTGCGTGAGAAGCATTATAGAGTACGTTTTTATCAGTGAATGTTCGGTTCAAATTACCACCGAGCCAGCTCGTAAATGGAGCAATCTGGTTGCGAATAAGTGGAGCAAGCCAGCCACCAAGTGCCTTATTGCTATCGAGTGAGCGAGCAAGGCTGTTGAGCATACGAGAAGCACCATTTTCATGGAGCATATTGGCTCGCATCTGAGCGTCAACCGCAGCGTCGAGTTGCTTGCTCGTAGGCACTAATGCGCGAAGTTCAGCGTATGCCTTACGAGCGTCACCGGTCAAACCTTGCTTCGCCGCCTCTTGCATACCCTCGCGATAGAGCTGATCGTTACGAAGACCACGAGTCAGGTTGGTCGGAGTTTCAACGAGTGAGCGGACTGTGCGTCGAACGATACCGCCACCGGTGTTAATGTCACCGCGTGTCGAACGCTTTGCTTCGCCGAGGAAGTCTTCTACGAAGTCGTCACCCTTGAATGAGCGTCCAATTCGACGAGCACCTTCAGCAACACCCTTCGCTAATTGGCGAGGGTTGGCGAATGTATCTTGAACGTTTCCAGCGCCAGTAACGGCGTTGACACCCTTACCGATAAGGTTTGAAACGCCGCGAGTCAACATATCGTCTGCTGCTGTAGAGGTCGTCGAAATAACATCGAAGATACGACCCGATGGAGCAGAAAGCATGAGCGTTCGTCCGACATCGCCAGCTTTCTTTCCGAATGGTACTTCTCCATCAAGGTGACGTTGATAATCACGAAACGCCTGTCCAGAGACCGCTTCTTTTTCAAGCGTAGCTTTTTGAATAGCTTCTGATAACTGTCGAACCTGAGCCTGAAGTTCAGGGGTAATATTGCCGTTAGTGATCGAACCGTCTTCGAGCAAAGTGCGAGCGCGATCTTCAAGCGCACGAACTTGAGCCGTAGCGTTATCGGCCTGTTGAATAAATCCGGCAAGTTGAGCTCGGTCGTTATCAGTAAGATCAGCACCAGCCTTGCTCAATTTCCGTGTGAGATAATCAACCTTCATCGCTGCTGGCATATCATCGAATAATACCTGTACGGTACGGAGACCACGACCAGATTCGGCAGCGTACTCAGCCATTGAGTCGATTGCATTTCGAATACCCTGTTGAGCTTCAGGGGTGTTGATGCGCTCAAGTCGCTTAATAGCGTTGAGTGCTGTGTAGAATGAGGTCGGATCATCGACGCGCACGCCATCAGAGAATCGAGTCATAATCTCAGGATCGTCCATACGGTTCAAGTATTCCTTGGCCGCGTTTTGGGCATCCTCAAGATTCACCGTTTCTTTGCGCGGTGCGTTTTGCATAAGGTCGTCACGAATCTCCTCGTCTGTAACGCGGTTTACCGCAGCTTCACGAGTAAGTGGTGCATTTGTTTGTCCAGACACCTCACGCGTGACGTCAGCGGCTCGTGCAGCCTCTTCAGCCTCAGCCGCCATAGCGACCGGACTATCACCACGATTAGGTGCGATACCAGCCTCGGCCAGCTCGCGTTGAACGTCCGCGTCCGATCGAAGTGGTTGTGTGCCACTAATGACTGCATCTGCATCAGTTCGGGTATTGAGGCGAAGGTCGCCTTGTGCCGCAGCGTCGGCGATGTCAGCGGTGGTTGGTGCGATGGCCGGAGGCGTCTCGGGCAAGCCCTCGGGGGCTACATCCGCCTTCGGCAGCGGAGCGGTGATGGCGTTGCTAAACTCAGCCATCGGCATTTCGTCGCCCTTGGCAAGCGCAATCGGATTCGATACGTCTGGGATGTCGATGGTGTTGACTGCTGGTGCGGTTTCGGAATCAAGTGCTTGAGCCATCTTACGCTGCTGTTGTGCGTCACCGAGACGAGTTTGAATATCGCCAAGTTCACGAGCGGCTTCGTCACCTTGAGCGACGCTACTCTTGAGCGATTGGAGATTTTGATTAAGTCGAGTTTGCAGTTGGAAACGAAGATCAGGGCGAGCTTGAACATCCTTCGCGAATTTCGCGCGGAGATTGAATTCAGTCGATCGGAGCTGTTCGCTCGTCGGAACACCCTTTAGAATGGTCTCAAGTTCAGCCGCGCGAGCTTGGTCTGCCACCTCAGATGAAAGCACTTTACCTTGCCGTTGGAAGGCAGGAATATCATTCACTTCAGGCGTTGCCGGAGTGGTTTGTGCGTCAATTTCCGCCTGTCGTGCTTCAGCTTCACGCTTGCGGACGAAGGCAGGTGTGTTGTCGTTCACGTCGATAGGTTGCTTACCACGAGTCGATTCTTGCTTCTGTTCGACTGAAACGCCCGGAGCGACCTCGATCTTATTCGAGTTGTCGGCGACAGGATCAACAGGGGTCATGTTCGGAATTGTCGGTGCATCTTCACCGGCTACGCGCTGTGCGGTCTTGGTTGCGGCGTCAACGACAGTCGTCGCGTCACCCTTTTCAAGTGCGCCACGGACAGCATTTTTCGCTGGCTTGGTTTTCGCAAGACTAGTCGTCGCGATGTCAAATGGACTTGAAGCCACACCGCCAAACGCACCACCAGCCGCGCTACGGACACCAGCTTGCAACGCTGCCTCATCATCAGCCCCTAGTAGCTTAGCGCCACCATAGCCAATAGCGCCGCCGCCACCAGCACCGATCGCTGCGTTTTTGACGAGAGTTTTTGCACCCTGTTTCGTCGCAATGTCTTTAACGACCTGCTTGACCGAACTTTTGGCAGTATTCTTGATTGCGTTTTTTACGCCACCCTTGGCAGCGCTTTTAGCAAATGAACCGGCACCAAGTCCGACGACATCAAGTACGCCAGCAGCAAGACCACCCTTCGATACGGCGAGATATTTCGAACGATCCTCGGGTGATAGTGCTTTAATCTGAGCCGGGGTTAAGTCCATTTGTTCGCGGAGAAGTGTGTCGTCAGACTCCTGAGAACCTGAAAAATTACCACGAATGGCGTTTGCGCCGAGCTCGCCGAGACCGGCACCCGGTAGATAACGGATGACGTCTACAGTTTTCTTCGTATTTTCGATAGCGTTTTGAGCATCTTTTGAGTTACTCTTCGCTTTTTCAAGCGTTCGATTGCCGTAACTGATGACGTCTTTATCATTGTCCCAGCCATATTTTTCTTGGTATTGAGTGGTCGCACGGTTGCGAGCTGCGACCTGTGCGCGTTTCTCACGAGCACCACCAGCCATCATGTCTGCGATGTCATCGAAAATACCACCCCTTTGTTTTTGTTCTTGAGCGCGAGCTTCACCGAGGTTGTCCTGCGTCAGTTGATCGAGTTCCTTTTGCTTTTGCTCAGGAGTCTTCATCTTCTGCATACGGACATTGAATGCGTCTTCGTCCGCGCGACGTTTCGCAGCGAGTTCGCTGTCACGTCGAGCTTGAGCGAGATCAGCTTGACGTTTCGCTTCAGCTTCTCTCTTGCGACGCTCTTCCTCTTCGCGCTTGCGCTGTTCCGCTGCCGGATCAGTGCGTGGTGCTGAGGGACGTGAAGGGGTAGACGATGTTTTATTGCCACCGCCAAATATATTTTTTAGCCAATCGAACATCTTCTACCCCTTTATTTATTAATTAAACTAGCGTCGTTTGTTTGCGTTTCTCGTCTTTTCGTCCAGCGAGGATTGAAGATGGCGTCGTGCCCATGCCGGTAGCGTCACCCGCTTGAGTAGTTACAGTCATGTCACCCGTTCCAGCCAAGTAATCAGCGAGAGTTCCCGGCGTGAAGGCAGCCCCGCGTGCCGCGATAGGTGCAGCGGCTACGGCGGTCTTCTGTGCGATTGTGTTATTCATGTCACCAGCGCGATTCAGGTAATCAGTAGCTCGACCGCTATCGCCAATCTCATTGAATAGCTCAGCCATCTTTTGCAAGAATCCCTGACGCTTAGCTTCAACGCGACCTTCGAGTGCGGTTCGGTTGTTTTTCCTCTGTGTCTCAAGTTCGTCACGGCGAATCTTGTCTTCGTCACGGAACTTACCGATAGCGGTGTCGAGTGTACGAGCGTTACCGGCGGCGGTTTCAGATGCTTCACCGAGGTCTTGGTTGGCTGAGTTTGTGACTGCGCGGTTCGCGAGAACCTGACCAGTTCCGCCGAGGGCGCCGATTGAAGCGAGTGTCGAGCGTAAACCACGAGCACCTTGAGCAGCGGCTTGAAGTGCGTTTTGTTTATTTTTCAGTAAGCTCTGGTTGTTATTGACAGTTTGGGTGTTGTAGTCACCTTCATTAGTCTGAGCCTCACGGTCATAGCGAGAGCGAATCGAGTTGGTTTCTGCGTCGATGTTGCCGTAGCCGACATTAAGTTCAGTACCGAGGGAGTCGATAGCTTTTTGAGTGTTACCGAGGGCAGCTTGAGACTGTGCACGCTTTGCAGCTTCCGCACGAGCAGCCGCAGATGCAGCAGCACCGGCTTGCTGGTCGGCAACTGTTGTCTGGCGACCGTTCATCCACTCTTCGTATGCGTTTGAAGCCGCTGTGCGATCCCATGCAGCAGATGAGCCAGTCTTACCGTCGTTACCAACGATCTTGTTTAGTCCAGCACCGCTAACACTAACGTTCGCGCCACCTTGGAATTGCTTGTCCGCATTGGCTGCAAGCCAACCGCGAAAGTCGTCATTCCCTACATATGTTTGTCCATATTGATTTACCGCCATAATACCCCCTCGATTATATGTATTTAGAATACCACAAGCGAGACCAAAAAAGACTACTATTATGAGAGCTTTTGTAGTATAGGCCATAATTCCGCCATCACCTCGTCTTTATTCTCGGGATAGATGGTGGCCGACCATGACCAATCGGCATATAGATCGAGGTTTTCGCGTTGCAACGGGCGGTAAGGTGCGTCCTCGCTGGCTTTGAATTCAATCCACCCGTAGAACGATTTATAGAAAAATACGCAGTCGAGTGTGCCGGTCGCGATACCGTAGCCGGGTTTCATTTTGTAGACTTTGCAGCCAAAATCTTTGAGCTCTTCTATAACTTTTTGCTGGACGCGAACTTCTTTTCCCATGTATTTGCAATGTCCTTCATTTCCAGCATATAAACGCCGTCTTCGTTTAGTATGGCACCTTCGGGCGCAATTTCGTCGTACTGATCCATGAACATATCGTCACCAAGAAAGCGGAACGTCTCGACGAGCTTACCGTCGATCTGGTCAAACACCTCTGTTATGGCTTCGAAGTTATTTTGTTCCATCGCAAGATCAAGCAGATTCGCCGCAATGACGGACTTGACTTTCGGCACTTTGCTTTTGTCAATGACGGCATTTTTGTTCGCCTTGAGAATTTCTTCGATCTCCTCTTTCTTTTTAAGAATGAGCGGAACGACTCGGCGATCCGGTGTATCGGCCATCTTGTTTAGCGTTTCGCGCAGTCCGTATGAAATCAAATCCTCTTCAGTCTGTACTTCGGGCTCATCGAACTCGTCAGGTAGTGGAACATCGACACCGGGCACGCCTGATTCAAGGCCGGGAATCGTCGCCGGTGCAGTCACCTCTTTTGCGTACGGGTATCGGAAGAAGACTCGGGGGTAGACAACCTGAATCGGCGTTTCGAGTGCGCCATCCACGCGCTTGATGCTTAGTTTGATCGCACCCAACTTACCTTCAGAACACGAACGAACCAGAGCAAAAACCGTTGCTTGCAACGGCGAGTATTTTGAGTCTTTTTCGGCGCGCAGGAATTCATCCCACCCCCAATTTATGACGTCTTTTAAGAATTTACCGAGGTTCGCTCTGTCGCTCATCGCTGATTTTCTCCAATTCTTCGACTATATCAAGTTGCTTGAGCTTTGTCATGTCCAGTTTCCTAGCAATTCAGTTTGTTCAATTTCATCCATGATTTCATCGCTCTTCGCATCGAGTTCCGACGGCTTGAACATTCCGAGTCGATTGCCTCCGACCGCGACCATACTCTTATAGCTTTGGCCGACCATCAAGTACATTTTCGTGTGTGAGCCATCAGACTTTCGAGCTGACTTTCGCTTGTACCCCTTATCTTCGAACGCTTTTCGTAGCACGTTTCGAGTCGATGGTTTGTACCCGTGATCGCCACACCAGTTGTCGTAGTCCATCTCAACGTTGCGATAACTGAGGAATCCGAGCACGCCTTCTTGAACCAATTCATCGACGTACGTTTGGGCGGTGTTCGCTTCAGTGTCGTACTTTTCCTTCATCGCAACAGTGGTCGCAGAGAATTTGTACTCGTAATTCTGAGCCTTGATTTTCTCCGCGTAGTGCAGCATTTCAGAAAGAAATTCCTCTATGAATTTTTTGGTGAAGGTTCGATCTTCGAAGGTTTCGTCAGGCTTGAATCGCGCGTTGAAAGGAATGACGAGTGTTCGTCTTCGAGCCCCATAGGATTTATCTCCAAAGGTCGGGATGTTGTTTGCTGAGAAGATGTGGTGGATGTTTCCTTCGATTGTGACCATATCTTGGGAGTGGAATTTGTGGACGCTGAACCCTTCGTGCGTGCCAATGCTCTTGTAAGTTCGAGTATCTTCGATGAATCCTTCACTAGATTCTTTACAGACGTTTCCAAGTTTTCCATTAAGTTGGGGTGTGTCACGTTCGTCCTCCAATTGTTTGACGGTTAATTCTGTGAGATATGTGCTGAAAATCAAGTAGAGCAAATGCACTAGCGTTGACTTTCCGTTTGCGCCCTGACCCAAATACCAGATCACTCCGGTCGGCTTTTTGTCCATGACGAGCGGCGCGACAGTTTGCATGATGTCGTCGTATACGCCCTCGTCACCGCACGCCAAATCCATGATAAAAGGGAGTCGGCCTTTTCGTTCTACCGGCGTATATGGGATGCGATACACGCAATCCTCGGCAGGTATTTCACTCCATGCCAATTTCCGCGTGTCCCAAACCTTGTTGCCGAACGCAATCAAATGCGCGCGGTTGCTCAAATCGGGTGCCGTCGTCCGAAACAAGTGTTCCAGATCGGCGATCTTCGATTTCGTCAGCCCACTACCGAACAGGTTGTAGCACGCTTCCGCGAACTTGTCCGAACTCATGTCGCTGAATTTGTCGCCATCCTGAATGAATGTCGCACCTTTGAACCGAACGATTTTGGTGTCATAACGAAGCTGTTCCGCCATGATTTTTTTCGCCGGTTTTTTCTCTTCGGCCTGATCGACCATTTTTTCTGCGCGTCGTACTGGCTTGTCCATTAACCCACCTTGCCTGAATTCACGTCGTGAATAAACAGAAGAAATAACGCCACATCGAGCGGCAATTTTTTCTCGTCTTTCAGAGCAACTTTGGGAATCGGTTTCGTGCCGAGAACGCCTACCATTGTGTCTCGATCGTATTCCGTATTCATACCCTTATGCCCCCATATTTTAATTTTGATTGACACTGCTTTGCTTGCGTGTGTATTTTTTACTATACCCCACGGACGAGCAAAAAAATAGCGTAGAAAAGTCTACGTCTGACCGAGGTAATCGCTGGAATTTATAGGGGTCGGAAGCACAAACAATTCGCACTTATTTACGGCCTTCTGACCGAGCCGACGGAGGCGCACTTTTTCCGCGAGATTCGGATACTCGTCAATAAAGCTCACGTTTTCATAAATTTCCGCTTCGGTTTTTTCCATAAATCAATAATATCACGACACACCCCGCTTTTAAGGAAGCGAAATTCAGCCCGAGAGCGGGGTGGCGGCTGCGCCGAAGGGGGCAAGCAAAAACCGACGCGTCGTACGTCGGTCATTATTGCCTACTGCCGGTGGAGGGAGGGAAACTGTGCATACAGCACCAGTCGATTATATCTTGGATGGGCGGAGGACACGATGTCGATAGGATTATGTCATGCCCGGGGAAAGTCCAAACCCGCCTCGTCGTGATCGTAAGTGGCGATCTGAGGAACACATCCGTACATTACGTTCGGTTAGAAAGGAGAACCCATCCATCCGCTTATTTGTTATGATAGCGCTTTTCAAAGTCGGTGTAAATCTGATGATACGCTTTGATCTCGTGCCGTGTCCGTAGTGGGTGGGTGACGAAACGCTTGATGACTCCCGGAAGGTAGGGACGTCGGATGAACCAGAACCAAAATTGTATATCAAGAAGCACGATATTTCGCTTTCGTTCGAGCACTCGAATTGCCGAGTCGTTTGTGGGGTTTGCATAATCCACATGATCGGCTGCGGTGATAGTTTGATTTTCGTTTGAAATTAGCCATGACCATATTGTACATTATTGACAATAGTGGGAAATGTTACATAATAAAAATGCTAAAAAATTGAAAAAAGCGAGTACGAGACCCCTATAGGCACTCACGAACCGACCGCACACACCCTCCCCCCCCTCCAACTCTTGACAAGCCTTTCATTTTGTTTCATTCCTACCCTACCCACCCACCCCACCCCTGTTAAGTCACGGCCTTTTCCTCTGTTGATATGTGTATGTGTCGTACAACATATATTGTGCGACGTTAGATTCTATCTGTTCACCCCTGTTAAGTTGGATCACACCAATTCTGTGGACACTTGATGTTCGGTATTCTTTATATATTTACACATACACTCTGTATGAATTTCTATAGAATAGGTACACACTAAGTGTCCACAAGTGCAACAGTGGCCATTCTGTTTTTTTGTGTACATTATTCAACCCCTGTAATTGATGAATTTCACCCGTTGTATTCCGTACTACATTTTGTGGACACATACAAGTGTCCACAAATTCCCGCCACACATTTTTTCATCTGTTATGTGATTATTTTCATCAAAATGTGTTGACATTCATCACAATGTGCGCTATGATGTTTACAGGTCGAACAACCGAACAACCGAAAAGCACTAATTACAGGCTTTCAACCGTCAACCGTTCAACCGAACACCATAAACAAATAAACAGAAATGAGAATACATGAAAGCACTATATAAAAAAGCACTTGAAATATCACAGATAATAATCACCTGCTTTATCATTTACATAACGCTTGTATTCATAACTGTTTAACATCAATTTATTGCTTTATGGTGTGTCGTGCCTAGTGAATCCGACTCATTAGCCACGATACGCCATAAAGCGGCAACGAAAGGGGCTTTTGCCTTATGGAATCATACAAGAAACTCACCCGCGATCTAATCGAACAAGAGATCGGCGAATATATGACATGGAACGAAGGCGCGACGCGTGCGGACGCTATGAAACACATGGCCGATAATGGGTTCGAAGATCTGTTCGGCAATATGACGGGCTCGCGAACGTGCAACACATACGAAGCGCAAAAATTTATCGACGAATCGGGCGCGATCTGGGACGAAGAAATTATCGACCTATTCGCTGATCTGGGCGACGACTATTTCACCGAAACGCTGAAACGCGGCGCCGAAACGCTCGACGTGGTGATCTGCGAATTAGTGGCGAATGGCGTGCTATACGATATGGCAAGCGCGGAAGGGGTGGAATTATAATGGAATCACCACTATACACCGAAACACTCAACGGGTACACGCTCACGATCGACCACGAACAGTGGGCGGACGACCCGACGAATTGGGGCAATTTCACCGTGAAACACTGGCGCGATTATGACGACGGCACGGGCGAATTGACGATCGACGAATCGAAGTTCGCGGACGGCCGCGCTCACTGGGTGGATAAATACGAACACGGCGGCGCAAGCTATACGCTACACGGCGAAGGCATGAATGATCGCTGGGACACGTCGCGCAAGTGGGGCATAATCGAATTTACTGACGAATACGCCGCGAACGGCGACACGCTCGAAGCTCGACGCGAAATGGCGCGGGGCGATCTGCGCGAATATACCCGCTGGGCGAATGGCGAAGTGCTCGACGTGCGAATCGAAGAGGATGGCGAATGGATCGACGGCAATGGCGGAGTATATGACGATCTCGACGACGCGATTGCAATGGCTCGCGACACTGTTGATCGAATGTCACCGAAGCGCGAATCTGCGCGGGCGCTGACGGCCTCGAAGCTACACATTTAATAATCAACGCCGACGCGGGCGGCTATAATACCCGCGGGAATGGAATTATTATGCGAACGATTAAAATTGACAACCGCGATCTATCATATACGATCGACACCTATGGAATGTTTACGGGCGAATCGGTATACGAAATGGAAGCGGAACACTACCGCGACGAATATAATCTCACTGACGACGAATGGCGCGATCTGGATTTCGACTATGATATGGCCGCGATCACGAAGGCGCTGGCGCTCGAATCTATAAATATAATCTGGGGTGAAATACCGGCCGATATAATCACAAATATCGACCTGATCGACACCGATAGCCCGCGATTTTATAACTACACTACCGATCACTACACGGCCGATTGGACGCTGGACGATCGGGCGCTGCTCGAATATATTCGCGAACACCGCGACGAATTCGCGAAATTCGCGGCCGATGAATGGCCTGATCTACACGCGTATGATCTGGACGCTGACGACTGTATCGAAGCGGGCGATCTGATCGTCGCGATGATCGACTACTACACACGCGAACACCTCGACGCCGATAGCTACAATATGGCTATGTGGGAACGCGAAACAGAGGTATATATGGAACACATGACGCTCGCGCCGCAATCGCAAGCGCTGATCGACGAACGCGCCGCCACCCGCGAAGCGGCCACCACGCCCCTCGCTGACGCTGACACCATAACAGGGCGCGGGGAATAGTTATGGCCGATCAACTATATACCATACATTGTATGCAAGGGGCGCCGCTATCATCGTGGAGTGAAGCGGCGACCGAAACTGAAATACTCGACCGGTACTACGAACAGTTTATCGACCAAGCGGACGACGAAGCTGATCGGAACCTGAAACGATCGGAGTTTACGCGCGACCTATTCGAATCAATATGGGAATGTGCGCTGATCGAAGCATAAAAATTATACGGCGGGACTGTACCTTGGTCGGGCAGTTCAAACGATATGGCTACAATACTACGCCCGCCGGACACACCTTATATAAAATACTGGCGATCACTCGCTGGCCGCTAGTACCATATATAAAAACAGTCATTGATCGGAGGGCGACTATGACAACACTATCAATATCAATATATCAACCGCGATCGAAGCGGCATATCATACCGGTTCGAATCATACCACCGGCGGCGAAAGTCCAACGCGACAGGGCGCGGAAGGCGGCCTATAATGAAATGCGCGAAGGCGTGGCGGCGATCCGGCGGGGCGCGAAGGCGTGGCGCAAGGCGGGGCTCGAATATAAATTAAGTAAAATGTGAAGGGAACAATATGGCGAAACGAAAAACATCACTCGGAACTTGGGCGGTTGTCATTGCGATCATAGTGATTAGCGTGGCAAGCGCGGCATATCAGTCGAATCGGAAGGCTGAAGTCCGGCGCGAAATTGACGCGAAATATCCGACATCTATCAATAATAATAGCGACCAGAGCTGGCGCAACTAACGAAGGGAACGGCCATGATCGAACTATTTCCATACCAGAAAAAATACCTATCCGATCTACCTCGACGGGCGATTATGGCCGCCGACACTGGAACAGGTAAAACGTTTATGGCGCTCGCGCACTATGAAAAACACGCGAACGGCCAACCACTGCTCATCCTCGCGCCGGCCTCGAAGGTTCGAACGCGCGACTGGGAACGCGACATCGAAGAGTGGTTCGAAGGGCGTGTCCCGCCGCACTACGAAGTGTATAGCTATGAAAAATTCAGCCGGAATCCGACATTGGCGCAATTCAATAAGGGTTCACGGGCGCTATGGCATAAGGCCGCGCCACACTACGGCGGGAAGCAATACGCCGTTATTGCGGACGAAGTTCACAAAGCAAAAAATTCACAAAGCAACACCGGTAAGGCACTATATTGGGCTGCGAAAGACGCCGACTTTTTTATCGGATTGTCGGCGACTCCTCTGCCGAACGGGTGGATCGACTTTACGAATTATATGAAAGTTTTTGGACTCGTCCGCAATATCACGGAATTCAAAAAACGTTATACCAACTACGTCACATATAAGGGGTTTCCGGAACTCAAAAACTACTGGCACGAAGATGAAATGGCGCGGTACTGGCAAGGGATGAGCAAGCGGCTCACGAAGGCTCAAGCGATCGAACTGCCGGATCGGACGTTTAAGGGCGTGGACTTTACTCGACCGACCGAATATGTTCAGACAATTCTAACTCGGAAGGGCGCGGACGGTAAGGAACTCGACAACCCATCAGCACTCGCGCACGCACTCCGACAGACACTCGTGAAGCCGAAAATGGCCTACCTCGAAGATCTGATCGAAGCGACTAGCGATAATCTAGTTATATTCTATAACTACGAAGTGGAACGCGATGCGATTGTCGCGCTGCATAAGAAGAAATTCAAGGCGCGACGATTGATCGAACAAAATGGTCATAAGCACGAAGTACCACCGAAGAGTGAGTGGGCGAATATCGAACGAAGTATCACGCTCGCGCACTACAAGTCCGGCTCGACCGGCGTCGAAATGACATACGCCACCACCGTTGTATATTTCAGTCCGACATATAGTTTTGCCGAATATATACAGTCAGTCGGCCGGGTGTACCGCCACGGACAGAAAAGTAAGACGACCTTTTACAATTTCCGCACGCCGAACTCGATCGAAGAGGATATATACGACTGTCTACGCGGCAAAAATAATTTTCAAGCAACTCAATGGAAGGTGAAATAATGTGCTGGCATCGCTATAGATACATAGGGCTTATCGCAGCCCATTATTGGAAAGGCGGGGTCGCTGGAGGCATAAGAGCTGTCCGACACGTTCACGCAAAGCAATGCGAAAAATGTGGAAAACTAAAGGAGACAAAATCATGAAAGTAGTTATCGACGCACAATATGGAGGTTTTGGTATATCAGTGAGGTTCAGGTAATGCACAGGGGCAAAGCTATTCAACCGGACAGGGACTGCGAATATTGCGGCAAGCAATTACCCGCGCTGCGACATCCGAAAGCAGAATACTGCGATACGATATGTCGCGGCCGGGCTCGATACGCTCGCGATAATGACAAGCCGGGGATCAAATGTCTGGACTGCGGCAGAATATTCAGGCGCGTCGGAAGTCACGTTGTACAAGCGCACGGGTATGAAAGCACCCTCGAATATAGGCGCGAGCACGGCCTGATGGCGCGTGAGACCCGGGTGGATGAGCACGCGGCAAATATGCGCTCGAAGGTCACAGCGCTCGGCAATCTCGGCCACGGGGCTGAGCGGCGATATAAAAAAGGCGGCGATCACGGCGAAAAAGTAAAAGAGTTCTGGCAAAACCGTGAGCAAAAATTAGGATCACGCAAGCGCAAATTCAAAGAATTAGGAGGAAATTAGGATATGGAACAAGCACCAGAAGAAATGACACTAGCCGACCTCGATGTGTTGGTTATGCCAAATGGCGAAATACTATGCGTCGGAATATCAATCGGGTATGTCGATCAGCTCGGCAAGCGACTACATAATTTTAAGAGTGCGATCAACGGCAAGCCGGTTGATGAGCGGGGAAATGAAATATGATAATTTATTGCATGGTCTGCGAAGAGGAAGTCGAAGCTCGGCTCACGAACGGCGCTGAGCGCTACCCGCACCGGCCTGATCTGGCCGACATACCGCAATATACGCACGACGCGTGTGGCACATGGGTTGGCACTCACCATAAATCGTCAAGCCCACTCAAACCGCTTGGAATACTGGCTACGAAGGAAATGTTCGACTACCGAAGCCTGATCCACCACATGATTGATATGCTCTGGAAGAATAAGCACATGACTCGCGGACAAGTCTACGGCTTTATGAGTCGGGAGCTTGGGTACGTTTACCACACCGGCGAAATCCGGACTATAGAGGAGGCGAAGCGAGTTGTCCACATAGCGACAAAATTGCAGAAAAAAGTCATTGCAAATATTGATAATAAGGAGCATAATCAAACACAGTTAATCAAGCAAAGTGAGGAGCTATCAGATGGCGTGGCATGACGCATTAGCCAAAAAAATTACCGTGGATGAATATTATATTCATTGGGGTGGGATGCAATTTAAGGTACGATACGTCACCCATAATGGGTTCACCTATATCGAATCGCTACCGGACAGTAAGCGATCCCGCGACTTCGAAGAGTGGTTGCATCTCCGGAGTGATCTGAACACCCGATACGACCGCCCGCATCACTGGCAGCCCATTATATTCAATCGGGATAAGAAGATCGTTGAATGGGCGGTTAAGGCGGTGGAGGAAGCATATAATCAATACCACCAAACGAACATCAAGGCGAAAAGAAAGGAGTAATATGGCGAAAAATCAGAACAGCGAAACCCGCACGACGATAAATTTATCCGTCCCCGCTGATATGAAGCAGTGGCTCGAAGAAAAAGCGGCCGAAGCTGAAACTGCGGTTGCACCGATTGTACGAATCATTATCCGCAAAGCAATGAACGAAAAGGAGGAATAGAGTGGGAGTGCATATACCAGTAAAATCAGACGACGAGCCTCAGAGCGTCGTAGTTAGGACAAAGTGATGGCATCACGACAGCAAATGCAAATGAATAAGCACCTTCGTTCCCGGGCGAAACAACCGATCGAGACGAAGAGCCGAATGAAAAGAAACCGTAAGCGCAATTATATAAAGGAGCTACAAGATGGCAGAAGCTAAAAAATACGACAAATTGTTCTCCGTCGAAGACTACGATAAAGATGCGGCTGAGCAATTAGCCGATGCAACCAACGAACTTCGCGAAGTTATGTCCCGGGCGCAATACCTCGAAGAACTGATCCGCGAAAACAAGAAGTTGCACATCTTCATCTGGACTACCGCCGACGGTGAAACCCGAGCGATCCACAACCTCGAAGACGACCACCTTAAAAATATCTTGCAGTGGCAAATCAACCACGGCCAGACTATCAACAAGGGTCTCAAGTCAGAGGCACGCAAGCGAAACATTGACATCCCTGATCGACGAGCTATTATCGACCGCGACGCAGTTCGCCGCCTCGGTTACGACGACATGGGTGAAGTATGGGAGGCATTGCAAGATGGCAGTTCAAATCGTTAAAGCACAACCACAAGCACCTTCAAAATTTCTTATCATCGGTGAGCCCTTCTCGGGTAAAACGACATTGGCGGCGAAGGCACCTGCGCCCCTATTCGTT